GTTGCGCCCTGCGCGCCCGTGTCACCTTTGACACCCTGCGGACCCTGCACTCCAGGCGGGCCGGGTACAGTTGAGTCAGCACCCGCCGGCCCCGTTGCTCCTTGAGGCCCTTGTGAGCCTGTGGCACCAGGAGGCCCTTGCGAGCCTGTGGCACCAGTCGTGCCGGTATCGCCCTTAGGCCCTTGCGCGCCGGTAACACCTTGTGGCCCCTGTGGACCGGGCACAGTCGATGCCGCGCCCGTATCACCCTTTGGACCCTGTGGGCCAGTAGAGCCGGGAGGGCCTTGTGAGCCCGTAGCACCTGTGTTGCCGGTTGCTCCTGGTGGCCCCGTCGGGCCAGTTGCCCCCGGTGGCCCCGGCGTTCCAGCCGCCCAGTTCGCCGCGCCATCAGCGTTGCTAAACTTAGTCAGGACTTGGCCAGTTGTGCCACCCGGTGGGAGCGCACCGCCCGTCCCAGAGCCAACGTGCATGAAGACTCGCTCGAGTTCCTCGATGAGCTGGCGCGACCATTTGACAAGCTCGCCCTCGAACCTCAAGCGTGGCAGGGACTCTAAGTTCATTGGCACTGCTCTCCCCACCGTTGAGCATCGCCAAACCGACCTAGGTAATCTTCCTGTGCAAACCTAGCTGCGTCGATCGCTTCCTCGATCGAGTACCCACGACCGACGCAGCCCCTCAACTGCGGAAACCGCACTTCCCAGAGCTCCCCATTGTGCTCTATCTCTATGCGGTACCGTGTATCCATTACGCCACCACGATGCTAAGGGCTTTGGTTGCTGTCTCCGTACCCCGAGTGGCACGCGCGGTGAAGTTAGAGGTCCCCGCCCCGCTGGGCGTGCCCGTGATCGCTCCGGTTGCGGGGTTCAAGGTCAAGCCCGCTGGGAGAGTGCCGGCAGAGAGATCCCACGTGACGGGAAGCCCACTATTCGAGGTCAGGGTCTGGTTGTAAGGGGTAGCGATAGTGCCACCCGGGAGCGATCCCGTGGTAATCGTGAGGGCAATCTGCCCATACCGGAACGTTGTGAAGTCCGTGGTCCGTAGGGCATCAGTTGAGTCGATCCAAACGACCCACGGTGTGTCGTTGACAGACTGCATCACGAGTCCCGAAGGAGTACCTGGCGCAGAGTCGATGACTACCCGGCTCGGACTCTCGAGGGTTCCCCCCAAGATCGTGATACCAGGTATCCGTGGATCAGGTGCCGGAATGGTTGATACGCTAGAGATCACCCCAGCGTTGCTGACGCCGATAGCCCTGTAGATCCCGGCGTCCACCCACGCGACCGTCGAGCCCCCTACCCCACGTGCCCATATGGCAGCGTTGGGCATGCGGCCCCCATAGACACCGATCATCGGGTCCCGACCCGGTGTCCATAGGGGAGCAATGGAACGGACGCCTAGCGCCCCTGCGTTGTTGAAGAGTTCCCTGTAGCCCTCATCGGCCCTCTTGAGCACGATGCCCGAGTTGATCGGGGGCTCACCAATGTAGAGTCGGGTGAGCCCAACGTCTACCCTCGGGCTACCGAACGTAGACACGCCCGCCCACCGGGCAATGTCCATCTGAGCCTGAGTTTCCATGACTCACGCTCCCTGAGAGCCGTACACTCCCCGCCACTCGCCTGCGCCAGTGGAGAACCGCTGGAACGCCTTGAACTTGGCGTCGCCCGAGTCGAAGTCATCGCCGTTCTGGAACCGAACGGCCTGGCGCTCGAAGAAGTTCAGGTCGTGGTCGCCCTTGCCAGCCAGCAGGAACCAGCTGTCCGGGTCCACGATGTAGTGCCCGACCATGTAGTCCAGGCCCTCCTCGCGCAACGCATTGATCTCGTTGTTCGAGGTGTACGGTCGGAACTCCGAGCCCAGGATCTCCCGAGCAGTCATCTTGAGCTGAGGCCCGCACAGCAGGAGCTTTGGCTTGATGACGACCGGGATGTCCATCTCGTCGGTCAGGGACTCGAAGGAAATGATCGCAGCCTCGAGGGATGTCGGCGACAAGTCTGCGTCGGTTGCCGCTCGGTTCGATCCGCTCCCTCCACCGAGCTTGGTGTGCGTGTTGCTGAACAGCGGCTCGTTGACCCCGAACTTCGGGAATCCGAACTCCGTGGTGAAGCCGTTGTTGAGCATGTTGAAGAACGCCACCTCACGGGCATTCCCGCCAGCCTTGGACAGCTCACGGGTGTTCTTCTTCATCACGTTGTACAGGTCGTCTTCCATCATCTCCAAGGTCACGCGGAAGCCGAGCCCGTACGTGATGTGGGTGTAGCGCTTCTTCCCGCCCTGCCGGAAGTCCTGGTACACGATACCCCGGCCCTCTGGCTTGACAGGCATACTACCCAGACCACCGACTTCCAGGTCTTCCTCGTATGCCCTGGAAGACTTCTCCTGGTTGGCGATCCTTGAATACTCCGCAGGACGTGCCTCCATCTCCTGGAAGAAGACCTTGCGGAGTCCGGGGGCGAGAAGGTGACTGAATGCACCTGTTACGTTGACCATCTCATATCCCCCTTACGCCGTCTTCGCCAGCTGGGTCGCGGATTCGAGGAACTTCCCTCGCGCGATCACCTGGCCCGGTGGCAGGCTCTGGCCGATCTCCATGACCAGGAACTTGCCAGTGGTGATGGTCCGGTCGGCAGCCCACGTGGTGCCCGTCTTCTTGACGTCCACGGTCTTGCCGATGTCGCCCTGTACCCCACCTGCCATCACGACACCAAACAGCGTGTCGTCGTTTGCGATCCACACCGGGCAACCCTTACCGGTCACGCCCGATGCGTTTGCAGCCGCAATCCCCACGATCGAAGTAATGGGGCTCACGGCCACCTGAACAGTACCTGCCGCAGCAAGTACCACCGGCTCACCGACCTCGAAGGTCTGGCCAGCCGATTCCGGAAACGTGAGCGTGTGCGGGCTGTTGCCCGACACGGTCATCTGCTGCTCAAGCTGCCTCATCGGATGTCCTCCAGGTCCACATCGCTCCGCTCCACGCTGCCCGCGTAGCCCGGAACGTCCTTGTGCTCTTCGTACCCTCGGCCTCCGCCTACCGCGGCCTTGAAGCTCGCGGCCACGCCGGTTGCCAGAGCGTCGATCTTGGCCTTGTTTCTGGCCCTGTATTCCTCGTGCAGCTCCTTCGGAATCCGCGCGAGCACCAGGTCGCCGACCTCCACCTGCCCCACCACCGACTCACCTGCCTTCATGGGCGTGTTGTCTTTGCACACACCCGTCTCAGACCCGCCCTCGACGATCTCGTACTTGAGAAAGTCGCGCTTGCGGGCCAGGTTCAAGCGTTCTTTGCGGAGCCACCGATAGTGGAACCGCTGGTCCTTGTTTTCGACGTGCAGAGGGTCGTAGATGCCCGCTGCCATCTTCTTGTCCGCCTCGTCTTTGACGAATTCGATTCCCATTACGCCGCCTTGCTGCGCCCCTTCTCCTTGCGAGGACGGGTCCCGTCGGCAGTTCCCCACTTGGACCAGTCGTCCTCTGACATATCGAACGCCTTCATGATCTCGCGCTCTTCGCGAGTGACCGGCTTTGCACGGGCCTTTTCGGTCTCAGCCAGGCTGGCGCCTTCCGGCTGCGAAGCACGTTCGCGTTCCTGCTTCTTTGCTTCCTCGATCTCTTCTTCCATGTGCTGAGAACGCACATACTTGAGAGCTGCCGTGTACGATCCAGCTTTGGCCTTCACGTCCAATGGCATGTCCTTCATGAAGTCGTCAATCTCGTCGGCGTACTTCTCGAACACCTTACCATGCTTCTGCCGAGCCGCTTCGCGTTCGGTGTCTGCACTGCGTCCGAAGTACTCCTGCACGATTGGCCCCACCCGCATCGTCACCAGATCGTTCATGGCAGCGACAGGGTCCTCGTCGAAGCGATCCCGAAGCGTCTTGACCTGCTTCTGGGCGTCGACATTACCAGCGTTGGCCGCACGCTGGATCTGCTCCAGGATCACGCTGACTTGGCCACGCGCCGCCGCAGCCTCTTCGAGGCTACGCTGCGTGACCCCACGCATCTCCTGGTTTTCGGCCTCAAGACGGGAGAGCTTTTCAGAGATGTCGTCAGTCTTCTCTGGCTTCTCCGTTTGTTCGTCCTGGGTCTCTTCGGTCTCTTCTCCATCCTTGTCTATCATTGTTCGCCTCAACCTGGGCCTGTTCCAGGCGTTCCAGGAGCATGTCGCCGAACTCGATGAACAAGTTCAGCGCGTTGATTTCGCCTCGCTTCTCGATGAACTCTTCCCAGTTCTTACTGTCCAGGAGCTGGAGGAGGCATCCCTGGCGGGCCTCCAGGAGGTACTCCCACAGGACCTGCCACTCCGGCTCCGTTCGTATCCGGTCCACCGCCTCCTTGAGGTCCTCCACCTTGCTGGGGATTGGCATTCGAATCGGCCTCCAATTGATCTGCTAGGCTCGGTGGGAGCAACGTGTCCACCGCCCTGATCTCGTAAGTCTGAACGATCATGCTCATCAGGTACCTAGCCCCGTCGGCCATCTGCAAGGCAAGCTGCTGCACCGGAGGCGGCGTCTGAGGACTCATCGCAATGCCGCTGATCTGTATGAGCTGCTGATAGTATTGGGTAAGAGTCCCCATCATTGCCATCAGGCCCTGCTTCTCGATCTCGCGGTTGATAGTCGCTGTCGAAGCAGTTAGCTCCATCCCAATACCGTCGGCTATGAACTCATCGGGTAGATTCAGGACGTTCTCGATGAGCTCCCCATCCTGGCCCTTCACGAAGTAGGCCATCCCCGAGGGCCGGAACTGGGCATTCAGCAGCAGGAGCTGCTTGCCCACGCCCCCAAGGCAGTTACGGATGTCACGAACGTTCAGGTCGAATCTTCGGTTCCCTTCTTGGATGAGGGCCAAGGTTCCGGTCGCCGTCGCCCTGTTCCCCATAACGTTAGATTCTCGACCGAGCTGATAGTCAGCAATGCCCGATCTGCGCTCAGCATATGCAAGGCACGATGTTTCAAGTTGGCGCATCGAGGGGTACACATCGGCCATCTGGAGCGCAACAATGTCCCGTGCGGGGTCCGGCACGGTAAGAAATCTGCCCGGCCAAACACGAGTTCCATTTCTAACAACACCTCGCCTTCCAACGAAGCATCGGGTATTGGCGAGGGTGGCGTTGTCGACTTGCTGGTTATGGAGCGTGGAGATTTCCTCTTGGATGAGGCAAAGTTGACGTGAGATACCGAGCCCATCTCGCTTTCCCTCTCTGTCAATGAACTTGCCCTTCGCAAATGGACGCTTCCCTAGCATGTCTGGGTTGTAGACGCAACGAGCGATGATCCTCGTCTCGTGATGATACGTGATCATTACCGGTACGGGTAGGGGGCTACCACCAAGGGGTAGGTCAGCGTAGACCTCATACAGCGTGTTGAGCTTGTCACGGGGCCGGGTAGCTTCGCGCTCGAGCTCGTTCTCGAGCACCTTCTCTTCCATCGGGGTCATCTGCGCCTTGTGCGCGATGATCTTGTCGACGTCGTTGTAAACCCTATCGTGCTTGCGCCAGTTCAGCTGCCCATCCGTGAGCCGAATACGGTGGGCAATCCACTCGGCCTGGCCCAACTCGTCTTCGATGCCCGCCTGGCAGATGATATCGGCCAGGAGGATGTGTTGGACCTGCGGACGGCGAATGATGCGGTCCTTCGCTCGTGCTGCGCCTGCCTCGATCGCGAAGCCTCGTGTGGTAAAAGATTCCCAGTAGACCTTGAGGTAGCCCCAGCCATGCTTCACGACTTCAACGATCCACGACCGGACCTGGGTGTACATGTCCAGTTCGTTCGTCCTCGACCACTCCATGAAGTCCTGTAGCGGGTGGACGACGGGCTCCAGGTCCTTGATTAGCGCCTGCGCCGACCAGAACGGCTGCACGGCGAAAATGGTGTTGATGATGCGGGCAACGATCGAATCGACCGTGATGCCAACCAAAGGGATTACTAAGTTTGCTGCTCCGTCCCAAGGAAACGTCTTTCTTGAGGTAAGGGGGTCACCCAGGTAGAGGCGGTTGGATTCGTCGATCCATTCGAGCTTTAGCTCATGTACTTGTAATGCCTCTTCCAGTTCGCTAGCGAGGAAGGAGGGCAGCCATTGTCGGTCTTTCTCGGTCAATTGAACTGGCGCGCCCGGAATGACCCCTGATAGAGCTGACACTTTACTTTCCCTTCGGCTTCTTCCCGAGACGGACGTTCTTCTGTGCGCGACCCATTTGCTCCTCCTACTTGAAACCCAGGCGGCTCATGATCCCCTGGGCCATTGTCGGGTCGAAGGTCTTCGGGATCGCTGCGATGCCACCCGATGGACCTTCACCTCCCCCGATGCTGGTGATTCCCCTGGTGCTGTCCTTCAGCATGCGCTGCATTAGGGTCGAGTCGGACATCGTCTTCCCAAGGCTGCCAACGTCCTTGACCATAGCTGCGAAGGCTTTGGCGTTGGTCACACGCTCCTCAGGCGTGTCGCCCAGGAACTGCGAGAAGCCTTGCATCTTGTCGTAGCCGCTCGCAAGCATACCAAGCATGCCCGACTGACCTTCTCTGCCGCCTTCCAGAGTCGGGCTCTGGGCCATGAACTTCTCGTCCATAGCTTGCTGGCTGATACCCGTACTTCCTAATGACATATCATCCCTTTCTTGCGAGCATGAATGCCCGCTCTGGCGACGTGTAGGCACGTGCGAAGACTTTCTTCATGCCATCGTAGTCAGTGGCACCGATGTACTTGAACATGTCCATACGCTCTTTAGCCGTCGCGCCTTGTGCCATCTTTCGTTGTCGTTGACGCTCGAGCCCTATCTTGGGGTCCCAAGTCGGAGTTCCCAAGCCTACGCCTGGGCCCATATGAGCCTGTGAGAACATCTGCTGAAACAACGCCTGGGCCTCTGGATCTTTGTCTTGCATTAGAAGAACACCACGTCCATCTCGACTGCGTTATCAGAGTCGATAAAGATCACGCTGGTTCCGGGAGGCTGACGAAGCATGAAGAACACGCTCCCAATAGGCGGAATCAAGCATGCCCAGCCATCCGAGCCCGGATGCGAGACCTTGAAGTTGGAGTCGCCGACGTTGCTCTGCAGCTGCCAAGCCTGCATAAAGACGTTCTTTTCGCTGGTTATTGGCCAGTCGAACTGGAAGCTGACCGCATTGAACGGAACCGACCAGCGCTGCCGCCGGCCGTGCTGCCCCTGGATCAGGGCGTCCACGTTGTCGTTCGAACCCGTTTCCGGGGTTGTCAAAGCAATTGAGACACGCACAGTCGATGGCATCAGTAGACTCCTATCAGCCCGCCACCCCACCCCACCCCCTCGGAGGGGGCTGAGAGGGGTAAACGAGGGCGCAGCTTAATATCCCGTGGCAAGTGAAACTCCCTCGTAACGCGGCTGTTCTTCGTCGTCCTGCTGGTCCCGACGGTTGACGGCATCTGTCTCGGGTGTAACCCAGACTTGCGGGCCGTAGGAAAGCGCGTCGAGCACGTCAACAGTATCGCCCAACGGAAACGCCTCGAATTCTTCGACCATTACCTGAGAGGTTGATCGGCGGATCCAAAGGCGTCCCCGCTCGGCATACGGTTGAAGGCCCCGGATACGGGTCTCTTTCCCTTCCTTGCTGCCCGGACGAACTTCGCGCACGTTCAGCCACTTCCCCCTTCTCATACATTCGGCCTCGATGAAGCCTTTAAGAGCCCGTTGATACGCGACACCCTCCACCACAACACACATAGGGTCCCACCTCGCTGCCATCTCGAAGATCTTGTCGATCATTTTGAGTGGCTGGCACCTGTCTGCCCATGATTCCAATACCATGACCCGCTCGACTTCATCGAGGCCGGCACACACGACGGCACTACGCGCGGCGTAGTTCTTCTCGCTGATAGCTGGGTCCACGAGTATCACCGGGACAACCTTGCTCGGCTTCGGTTGTCCCACGATCCGCAGAGTTACGGTCCCTTCCCCGTCGGCCTCCCATCCCTCGAGCTCATAGTACCTGAGCCACCCGGGATCGAACGTCAGGCTCTCGGGGTCGAACGGTTCGTTCTGGTACTGGCAACTGAACTTGAAGTTACCAATCTTGTGCTTGATACGTAGCAGCTCGTTGAGCGGGAACCGCTCCGGCCACAGAGTCGTTCCGTCCTTGTACACGGCCTTGCGGTGGAAAATGTCGATGTCCCGCTCGTGCTCCATGATCCACGCGTACAGATCCTTATGGGTCCACCGGGTCCCGTACGTCTCGATCGGGTCGATGGGCTTCTCGAGCAAGCTCTCGCAGTACAGGTACCAGTCGATCGTTTTCTTCATCACATCGACCGACTCGCTCGCCTCCTTGCCCACCAGGTCGTCCAGCTTGATCATGTTGTAGTGCCGAGAAACGACGGCGCCCCCGACGCCCATGATCTCCACGGTCGCTTCGGGGTAGTCTTTCGTTCTCGGGACGAGCATCTCGCTCTCGGACCACTTGGTTTTCCCAATGTCCGGGATGAGCTCGGGGAACAGCCACCGGAATAGCGTAGCCCTCTCGAATACCGCCTGGATCCTGCGGAGGAAGTGGCTCGCGTTCGTGGCCGTCTCGTTCGCGATTAGGAGCCGGACGTTCGGGTTCGCGGCGATCAACCGGACGGTGTCCGCTATGGTCCACACGGACGTCTTCAAATGATCGCGCGGCACCAGGCCGAGCTTCCGCGTTGTCGGCGACTCGATCCAATTACACATCACACCGTGCAGAGTGGGCGTCAGGTCGTGGAACCCCACGATTCCCTTTGCCATAAAGAACGTCGAACGCTGGGCCTGCATCCGCAGGTTGAGGCGTACTTCCTCACTCCGTTGACTGTGATCCCCAGTCTCGGCAGCGTAATTGGCTTGCTCGAAGTCGCTGGCAAACATGGCGTTTCAATTATTGAAGCGGCAACATTTAGGGCTTGTTGGTTTCCTCGTCGACCTCGTCCTCGAGATCCTCCTTGAGCTGCTCGAGCTCTTCCTCGGTCAACTCGGGCGCATCTTCGTCCTCTGGCCTCTTGGCCATCAGGTTCACGTTGCTATCTCCCGGGTACTCGTTCATCAGACCTTCCTTATTCCCACGCGGCCGGCCCGATTCACCAGGTCGGCGAAGTCGTCATAGTTCGTTTGGCCCAGGTCCGGTGTCTGCCGGGCCACGGCCATGTTCTGGTCGATGATTCCCTTGGAGCCCTCGAGAGTCGCCTCCGGATCCTTCCGCCACTCGCTCCTGTCCATCCACAACCGCTTCCTCGAGATCCTCGGCGTGTCTCTTGGATACTTCAACGTGACATGTCTCGTGCTGTTGAGGGCCTTCACTTCTTTCCTCCTTTCTTCGGCGTCGGCAATGCGCGCACCATCTTGATGAACAGGTTCTGTCCCTTACTCGGGGGCTTCTTCCCCTGCCAATCGGTCGCCTTCTTTGTTGCCATTCCCATTCCCCGTTACGTCTATGATCTTGTGCGTAAGGGCCTCTTGAAGAACATCCGCCACATGCGAGAGAGCCTCCGCATCAACCGAGTGCAGAACCTCTCCGATGACCTTCGTCGGCGCGCGTTTTCCAGCGCGATCAAGTATATCCTGCGCCGTCGTCGCCGCGCCCAGTTGTGCTCGGACATCGTCTTCCTTCGCGAACAGGCGCTCCATGACCTCCTTCTCGACAATGAAGGCCCGGTTCGCCTCGTTCATGATAGCATTGTCCAGATGCTTTGCGCTCTCCTTAAGGTCCTGCACGAACGTCGACTCGAGCGCAATTATGAACCTCGCGACATGCGGCCTCTTCAAGATCGCGCTCACGGTCATGCAATCCGTGTCTAGGAACCTTCCGACCACCGCCTCGCTCATTCCCGCGACTCTCATAAGCGCCACGCGCCGCTCAATCGGCTCGAGCTCCCGGTACTCCAATCGCCTCGGCATTACCTCCGCCCTCGGCGTGCAAGCCACGCATCTATGTCTTCCTGCGAATTCGGTACTTCGGCCTCTCCGCGCCTGATCGCCTCGAGCATCTCCGTGCCACCCGGGTAGGCATCCGGGAACTCCCGGACCTCTTGTGCGAACGCGTCTATTCGCGCCTGGACCTCTGGCGTAATACGCCGTAGGCGTTCGCGCTCTTGGGGCGCCTGCGTCTGCTGCTCAAGGTACCGCCGGCGCATCTCTCGCTCGGCGTCGTTCCGTGGGGCTCCGCCCGCTAAGAGCCGCTGCTGCTGTTGCTCCCGAGTCTCTTCTTCCCACGAGCCCCTAAGTGCAGGATCTTCCTCCGAAACCATCGACCGCTGGGTCAAGTCCAAGGGAGTCCGTCGCTCTCTTTCTATTACCCACCGCCTTTGCCGTGCCTCGAAGTGCTCGTCCGGCTCATCTGGCCTTTGCCGTGGCCTGTCAGGGTCCCACTGTTCGTTGATTCGGTCCAGGATCGTTTGCTCATGCGGCGCGAGGGGCCGCTGTCTCGACGCCGTCTCCTCCAACGTTGGCCCGAACATTCCCCGCTCACGCTGCCTCGACATACCTTCCCCAACCGGGTCTTCCTCGCCGCGCAGCCAGCGCCGGAATCCCTCGGCACCGCCCTGTCGTTGGTAGGCTTGATCAAAGGACTCGCCTGGTAGGAGGCCAGACTCCGCCGCTTCCTCACGCTGCCGCTCAGTCGGCGCTGGGTTCTCGAACTGGCTGAAATCAATATCGCTCGTGATTCCCGCACGCCGTTCCCGTGCCGGTAACCCCTCCATCCAACGCCTATATGATTCAGGACCCTCCGCCTCCGCTGCCCGTCGTTCCTCCGTGAGCAACTGAGCCCTATCAAACCGATTAAGTGGCAATGGCTGCTCATCTCGAGCTTGCCACCGTAGCTCTTGGTCCTGTCGTTCACGATAGCCAGGCTCGGGTCTCGGACCCCGGCTGTACGCCTCTTCGCTCGACTGGCTGCTCTCCATAAAGTCGCCCAGTCGCTCGCGTTCGCCAGGAGTCAACCCAGGCTCAGGCATCTCCCGAGCCGCTGGCGTTCCACGCCCAAGGAAAGCCCGCCACTCCTCGTCGCTCATCCCGCCAGCCTCGCGTGGTACCGGCGTGGGTGGGAACGTCCGGCCCGTTAACGTCGTCCGTGTGCCTTGCTCGAACGCCGGCCGTGGCCACTCCTCTTGGGGTAGCTCCTCCTCGTTCCATCCCGTCCCAATGGGCTCCGGGACCCGCCGCATAGGCTGATCCTGCGGATCCTCGTAAACGATGTCGAGGGCCCTGCTGATCTGGCGATCGAGATTCGGTGGCCGGTCCTCGGGGTTAGGACTGAACATCTCGTAGTACGCCTGTGCGGCGTCAGCCGGATCGAGCGCATGTCCTGCCCCGATCTCTCGTATTGCTCTAACCCTCTCGTCTATCGTCTCCGCCTCGTTCAGGGCTCGGTGGTACCTTTCCTGCGCCACTGCGTGGGCGTCCTCGAATTGGTGCACGCGCTCTATTGGCACCCCGCGGGTCCGAACTAGCTCTTGAGCCCTCTGATCCATTACCTGCAAGTGGGTCCTGGCGTCGCCTATCTCTGGGTACCTCTCGTGCCTCTGCGCGTCGAAATTGTCAATGTCCGCCTGCGACTGGGGCACCGGAATCTCTCCGCGCTCGACCGCGGCACCTAGCGGGTGGGGGAACAAGTACTGGTCCGGGTTATTCCGAAGATCAGTGAGGAACTCGTCCATTGTCATCGGAGTCCCACGGAACGGCCGTGCCCGCGCAGCGTCTTCCTCCGCGAACGTCGGGCCTTCCTCGCCTCGGCTTTCCCAGTCGTCCTCCATCTGTTGACGTCCAGGGGGCTCCGGCCTACCTTCTAGGAACTCTCGTGTGATGGGCCGGACATCAGCCTCTCCGAAGTTTCTCGGCTCAATTGCCGCACGCCGCGCTTCCATCCGATCGAGCATCTCCTGCGCGACTTGATGACGGTTTGCGTCCCGAGCTTCTACATATCCTCTATTTGCTGCCTGCCATTCGGGATCGGCCCGTACTTGTTCCTCCACCAACCATCTCTCGTCTGGCGTAAGCGGATCGCTTCTGCGCGACGGCGCGTATGGCGACGGCTCAGTCTCCGGGATCGCCTCGAAGTCCCCGAGCTGGTTAATCACGTCGTCGAGCTCGCTGTTTTGGTGCTCGTGGTACGGTCGGCGTTCTTCGACTCTCTGCGATACCCGATACCGTCCGGGCTGACCTTGCTCGGGAAGTGGCTCCCACCTGCGCCCGCGGCTCGGTCGGCCTTCGCGTATGATTCTCGATCCCTTTTTCTTTTGCTGGCCCTCGACCATCTTGGCGAACATCTCGGGATTCCGAGGATACCCCTCGCCCTCGGCCGCTACTCGGTCTTGCGCCTCTACACCTTTTCGCCGCTCGGACCTCGGCAAGAAAAGGTCTACAGGCGCCGTCACCAATTCCGTCTCGCCCGTGTTATTCGGGCCCGCGCCGCTATTCCGATAGAACTTAACGGTCTCGATCTCCGGGTGCAGAGCTTTCATCTGCTGCGTAAGTTCCCGAAGTGTGTGCCGGTAGTGCCCTACTCCGTACGCCGGTACCGCGGGCCGACCACGTCTTGCTGGCACCGCGCCCGGCGTCCTTGCGTACTTAATATAAACCTGCCTGATGTTTGGATCGTATCGGAGCTCCCACACGGTAGCGGGCTGCCCAGTCCGCGTGTCGGTCGCAGTCGCTTCGTAGTTGTTATTCGAGACCTTTCTGACTCCACTCAACTTGAGGTGCGGGTCCGCGATCCTCTGGTACTTGCCTCCCGAGGCCCAGTCCCCGAGGCCGCCCTGGTCTCGGATCATCTCCCACACGTGCCCCGCGGTCCTGAAAGCCCCCGGCAGCCTCTTTAGCACTCCTGGCCCGAGCTGATCCAGCGCGTACTGGGCGGCCATCTCACCGCCCATTTGGAGGATTGGGTGCTTCTCTCCCCACTTCTCATACCGCTCGCTGATCGAAGGAGAGTGCTGGTACAGGAGTTTCATGATCTCCTGTTCCTGCTCCTTTTTCGGGTCCCGAGCTGGGCCCGTCTTACCTGGTATTGGTCCTGGCATTTTACGTCGAAATTAAGGTGGCGTCGTGAAGGTCAAGCCCGCTGACGACCTGGATTTGTTTTTCGCCGTGACAGTACACCATGTACAGCACGTCCTCCGTGATGAGATCCAACCGTCTCTCGACCTTCTCGACGCCACGTTTGCACTTGGCGCAGTATGGCCACTCTATGGATGGGGTAATGGCATCGCTCCATTTGGTATCAGGCCGACCGCCGCCATGAGCATCAAGAGCAACCAGATCACGATTGCGATGATCACCACCGCATTGATGATCTGCTTGATCCTCGCGTCCATCGGGATGTATGTGTTCACGGCCCACAGAAGAACCCCGATCACGATGAGGATCACCACGAGCTGTATGAGCCACATTACTTCTTCCCCTTCTTCACGTGCACTGGTAGGCCCTTGTGCTTGGTCGAAGCGAAGTCCTTGAGCTGCTTCTTTGTCATGTCCACGTCAGTCGGTTCCCCAGCTTTCTTCTTCCCGTACTCCATACCCATGAACCGCTGCTGGGCCTTCGACTTCGCGGGCATGTCAGTAGATGCCCTTCGATGGCTTCTTGGTCTTGCCCACCGGCTCGTCGCGACGTGGAATGCTTGGGGGCTTGGGACGCCCCTTCGGGGGCATCGTCATCTTCGTCTTGCCCTTCATAACGTCACCTCCGGCGGGATCTCGAAGATTCCCGCTTCACGAATGTTGCTCTCGAACTTGCAGCATTCCAGAATGTGGGCCATGTCCCTTATGATCCCACAGTTAAGGCACTGAATCTTCTTCCGAGTCGCTGGCACCGAGAACTCGAACCCACAGCAGCAGAGCATCATGGCCCGGCAGCCCCACGGGGTCACAAACCCGCTGATCGCACGTATTCGTTGGAAACTCCTTCGTCGTGCCAAGAGTTCACTACGACTCTGTAAGTGCATTCAGGAACTTCTCACCGTAACCTGCGATCGTCGACGCCTTGTCCGTCCCGTTTACGATCCGCCGAGCGTTGTACCAATCGGTGATGGTGTCCGTGAAGTAGTTGCCCAACCGTTTGCCCGTGAAGTCTCCGTCGTACATCCCGAAGATGATGATCTTCATGGCAATCGTGGGGTCGAGGGCGAGGTCTGGGTTCGCGAGCAGCGCGCCCCGTAGGCCGAGTTTCCGGTCCTGGGTCTTGTAGTTATCCTCCCACGTGAGCTGCACATATCCGCGTCCGTACCACGGGTAGTACGGTTTGGAGCGCAGATACGACTCGCCCCCGTACTCCTTGACCGGCTGCATCGTGAACGCGGTCTCGTGGTACGTGGTTGCGAGGATGTACGCGAGGCATCGGTCGTCGATATGGTACTTCTCGGGGATCGGGGGGTTCTCGAGATCGTACCAATCGAGGAACAAGTTGCACCCGTCTACCTGGTCCTGGTTCATCGTCCCGAACAGGTAGAACTTGATGTTCTCGAAGAAGTAGTCCCGTTGGATCATGGGTGCCTCTGTGTCGCCTCTAGGTGTTGGCGAATGATCTCCCGGTTAGCCTCGATGTTTTTGTCGATAGCCTTCTCGAATCGCGTGGTCTGGGCCTCGAGGGCCGCGAGAAACGACATCTGCGTATCGAGTAGGATCTTGGTCCTCGCGCTCTCCCCCGCCGCAATCACGTCGACGGCCCCACCGACTTTGGTAAGCACGAACCACAGTAGGACCCCCGCGAAGACGGTCGGGACTCCGACCTGCGTGACCACCGCCACCCACGGCGTGATCCACGATGGCAGCGGTTGTTGGGGGGAGCCGTTCACTTGCCTTTCTTCTTGGAACCCAACGCGAC